TATATACATCATCCCACACACCAGTATCAATAAATTCAGATTCGTAAGTATATCCGTATTGTTCAAAGATTGCATCCCAAACTCTACCAACTCTAATAGATGGTTTAAAGTTTTGAACACCTAGTGAGCCTGATGATGAATTGATACCAGTTGGAAACTCATCGTAATCGTATCTTATATTCTGCCCATAATCTATAAATGGATAAACAATATCACCATTAAATAAATCACCATCCCAGCTTTGAGATATGTTAGTAAAAGATGCAGTATGGTTATATTGAGTTAAGGTAGATAAATCATTCAGGGTTGCTCGATTGATTTCCCTCGCAAATGATGATAAACTACCATAGACTGTTATTTCGTATGAATCAATGTATTTGTTAGCTATTACATTAACTTTGTTTAACTGAAGATAACCTGATGATACAATGATACCACCAAAATCAAAATACGCATCAACCTTTCTATTTGTTGAGAATAGAAATGGGTTAGTAATTGAGATGTCATAAACGTGTTCGAAAAACGCATTGTTTTTCTTAGTACCTGGCAACGTAATAGTACGTGAAAATTCAGATGGAAGTTCACCAATATCAAATAGACCTGTTACGTTATCCGATACCTTAATTTCTTCATCTTTAAACAAATCCAATGTTATATCATTGGCAATAAGTTGAAAAGATAAACCTTGTGTAGATGTAACTCCCATATTATAATATTAATTTGTAATTCTGCCCTAATTTAAAGTCGAATGTATATCTAATTAATTTATCAACAACACCAGTTTTAAATCTAAGGTTAGATGTTGTTATTGCAAGAGGTTTAATCGTACCATCATCTTGTATCCAATATATCTCATCACTTGCCAATAATTGTTTGAAGATATCGTTGTAAGATTCCTCTACCCAATCGGTATTAACCTGTAAGGTTTGTGTTGAATCCGATACATAATTTTGTATAGATGATTCGTAGTTTTCATATGATAATGCCGAAGCGTTCCAACTACCAACTTGTGGCTGATATGTTTTACGAGTTGTAGAAAATGCTTCTCTACTAACCATATCAAAGTTAAAGTAATCGTATTGTCCGAATCTATTCTTCCATTTAACCCTTACGTTAGGGTATTTCTGCTCACACTTAATCTCAAATCTTAAAGGGTCTCCAAGTAATCCAGCAGAACCCGATGCTTGAACAGTAAACCATTCTAAATCAGTTCTATCTACTAAGAAATCTGGTTCGTTTACACCAATTGGGAACGATTCTATAAGTGCTGATGTATCACCTGATGAAGTTAGAGTTACTTTGTGGTTATCATCAGTAGAAGATGAGTATATTAATGCAGTTGCATATACATCATTGATACCATTTTTCCAAACACCCATTCTCCCATATCCACCTGCGGTAGTTCCTTCAGTATTAAATGCTGATTGAGTAGCAGGTCCATCTGTCATCAATGGGAAGAAGCTTGATTTATCTTCTAATGATGATGTGATATTCTCAGGGAATAATCCGTATCCATCAATAGCACAAAATACATCAGAAACTATGTGAGAACCTGTTGTAAATGCCGTTGAACCTGATGCAATATATTGTGGATAGAACTCAGCCTTTAAATAAACCGCATTAGATTCATTCTCCTGAAGTTTCTCCGTTAGAGTGGAGTTGATTATCTTAGATACATCAAAGATTCCGTAATCGGAAGTATTTGGATATTTTGTAAGTGTATAATCTACACTGCCACTTACCAATATTGAACCAGTCCAATAAGTTAACTCAGCCACATATTGAAATGATGAACTAAGTAACATATTTGGGTCGTTCTGATTCACCGAAAATATAATAGGCGATTGAGCCAAAGATGATGATGCTGGTGTTTGATTTATTGATATAGTTCCGGGCATTGTTTAATTCTTTATATTTTAACCATTATCTTTGTAAATCTATTGAAGGACTAGGATACTTCGAATCCTGCAGTTTTCCATTTCGAATCCATTGTACCTACATAATCCAATACTACATCATCAACTTTATCTTCAATGAACTCATCAAAGACTTTAATAAACGTACTATCTTCAGTAGCAATTTCAGCAAAAGGCCTAGCTTTCATTTTAGATGTACCATAGTGTACATAGGTACCATAATCTGCTCCTGTTGGAGCTATATCCAATACGAATGTATATTGTACACCATTGGTTAGTTTATTCTCTCTACCTATCTTATCAGGACTATTCTGAGGAGATGTTACAAACTTTGAAAGTAAGTTACCAGTAGCAAAGGCTTTAGATGATAGGGTTTTGTACCCATTATAAGATACACCAGGGTAAATTGCTTTACCTGCTGCTTTCTTATACGCCTTTGCTACATCACTTAATGTTTTCATATGTTAACAAGTTGGTGGTGTATTCGCAATACCAAATCCACCTAAATCAATTATACCAACCGCACATATTACTGTTTGAAGGCCTGTATAAGATTGATATTCACCATTTGAATCAATGTAAGTTACAGTTGAACTTCCTAATGAAATTAAAGAATAGTTGTATGTAATATTTGTATCATCACAATCGGTAAACCATTTGTAATTTATATATCCACCATCGTAAGTTATAAATTCAGTTGGAGTTACATTATCAAAATCCAACTTTTCAGTTTCAATACTTTCTAAACCTACAATGTTGTAAGTTGCGTAATCTCCTTCGATACCATTTGTCCAAAATGAGCCGCTAGCTTCAGGAGGTGCTTCGTTAAATGTTACATAATAAGATGCTGATGTTGCACAACTCTCAATTTTGTATGCTGATATATTATCAGATGGATTCAAATCAAATAAACAAATGTTTCTATCGTTATGTACTCTCAAAGTAAAATCAGCCGTCCATCCAGCTAATCCGTTATCGAAATCTTGCTTAAAGGCTGTACAACTTACTGTACCATTAACTTCAAACCCTTCTTCTTTTCTATCAGTAAAAGAAATCAAATCATTTAAGATAGAAAGTGTGTTAGCATGAATATCAACAGTATCATCAACACCTTCAAACTCTATCGTTTGTACGTTATGTGAACCTGATGATTCGTTACCCTTTAACTTTGTTTTATCTGCTACTACAATCTGAACACCATAATCCGTAGATTTACCATCGAATGTTGCATTAGTAATGATTACGTTTCCTAAAGGATACTGAGGGAACTCAAATGTATCGATAGAAAATACATCACCTTGCGTTACATACTTAATCGAAGGGTGATTCTTCATTATCATTTTAAGATAATTCAGAACGTTGTAGTATAATGTGTAATTAGTTCCGTTGCTCATATGTTATAGTTCTATTCCACCAAAGTATTGGTTTGACTGGTCTGGGTATATTTGAGTTGCGTTTCCGATTGATTGTAAGAACTCAGGTATTTGTACTGAATATGCAATTAGATAATCTTGCAAACGAGTTGCGTAGTAATCAGCGTTGTTTAAGGCTTTACTCAATAGATAATCAATCTCATTTTTACCCGGTGAGATTGAACTTTCTGATTGATGTTTGAATGCACCTTCACTTTTAAAAGATATACCACTAAAAGGGATGTATTCAACGCATGCGTACCATACCAATGTAGGCTTAATATAATCTTCTACCAATTGTTCGTAGTATCCAGTAAATGGAGTACCTGCTTCAATATCTGATTGCAATTTATCAAATAATACTGTACCTAATAGGTTCAACATATATTTGTCTTGCGCAGTGCGAATAAAGGGTAATAATTTATCTGCATCAATAGCTCCTTGTAAAGGAGTTTGTTTGATAATATCGTTTCTGGTTATAAATAATGCGTACATTGTTATTGGTTGTTTAATTCTAAGTTATCTTCCATTTGCTCAGTATTCTCCATTTGCTCATTTACCTCATCTTCAGCTTCACTAATTGTAGTATCAGTTTCTTCAGCCTGTTTAGATAAGATAGCCAATGGAGTTAATTGTTCAAAGTATAATTCTAATTCATTACCCCATCCACCTTTTCTAAAGATATCAGCAAATGATGATATGATAGTATTTTGGAATGGTTGTATTGTCATCGTTTGCATGATACTAAATGCTGTCATCATTTCTTCGCTCTGAGAGGAGAAACCATTGTTAGCGGTACGGATACCAAAGAGTAGTGGAGATGTTACTCTATTTGCCACTAAGATTCGGTCCTGAGAGTACTCTGCAACGTACTGATACTTCTCATGTAGGTTTTCCGTTTGAATTGTATCAATTGTTGGTTTGTTAGCCGCATCATCGTTGAATGATAACATAAATCTACCAGCGTT